TCTTAATCACTTCATCCTCACTAAATTTGTGTTTAGTTTGGGCCGTTGGTTGTGGTGTTTCAGTTGGAATTTGTGGCTGATATTTGCTCATATCAATTCCCAACTTTTCTAAAATCCATTCTTTAGGTGCAACGGCTAATATAGCTTGCTCACTAAATTCAAATCCAATAGGCTCAACGGGGATTATTTCAAGAGGCTCAACAGCACCGTGTAATTTGGCAAGTTCACTGAATACTTGTTCAATAAATATTTGCTTATCGTTGACATATGTATTTTTAAAAATTTCGTAACTATCACGCATTTGCTGACGGGAACCTAATTGCCCTGGTGTTGAAATACCAAATAAATCAGGCGAAGTAATTTGATGGCCAGCATAAATATTTTGCTGAATTAATTTATCAACGTTCTGAAAATCCTCTTTTGTAATGTCACTTGCACCGAGGTCATCGACAACTGTCTTGCGTGATAAATCATTGACAAATGAAAGGATGAATTTCTTTCCATCGGATCCCGAAAACCGACTTGTAAATTTACGTTCAATGTTCCGTTTCTCATCATCGGTAGCCTCGCCATTAGGTAAGGTAATTAATTTTGATGCAGAAAATCCCGTTTGGGCATTACCCAAAACGTGCTTTGAAATTTCAATATCTGATTCAATGTAATTTAAGGCCCCGTAATAACCTGGTAAAGCATATGCATTTAAACTTGGCCGGTATTCCTTCAAATACATCACTTGGCTTCCTTGTCTTAACTGCGTATTGAATGCATTGTAAACATCCTTTTTATACTTACGATCGTTCCAATCCTCGCAATACCAAAACTGCGTATTATCTGCATTCGTCCGAACCTTCGTATAATCTAAATGATAAATACTTGCCAATACCTCTCCACTCTCAGACCAAATACAGTTTAAGTAAGCACCACCAAAGGTCTCAATGTCTAAAGAAACCTTTCTTGAAATTTCGGCTAATGATTCATATGGATTAACTTGCTGAATAAATTGTTCGCCAATCGGATCGACTCCTTTTGTTTTGAATCCGTTACCGGTAATGTAATTGACTTTGCTTTTGATGATCGAATTATGCTTTGCCGACTTATTTAATAATTCGACTAAGTAATTCGGATAATCGTTCTTTTGTCCGAACTCAATATAGCCTCCGCCTTCGCCTTTCTTCTCTCTATATTCGGGTTGTCTCGCCTCCGCAAAGGAAAGAAATAGTAAATCATTCATATTGATCGTACAATAAATGTATTTGATTGATTATTGTAGGCATTAAATGTAAATACATTATCATCTGACAATGTCATTTGGCCTTCTTCAATTAAACTCGTAGTGAAATTTGTATCTAAATTAGTCGTACTGGCTTGCTCGTAAATCGTGTAAGTCCATTCGCCTTTTAATTTGCTTCCAAAATAGGTATCCGTAGCAATCGTAAACGTATTAAATCGTGATTGATTAATACTCAAATCTGAACCCACCAATTTAATAAACTTGATGACCTCGTTTGTGCTTCTTGACTTGAAAACAAATAAATAATTAGGCGAAAGCAATTGAGCCTTCTCGCTTAACGTGACTATGATTTGGTTTGTATTTCCTTTATCTAAATAAATCATCTTATAACTAAATAGCAAAATCCGAATTTATTATAATAAAGAAGGGGAGACCAATGCCTCCCCCAAGTAATCAACCAAACTACTTATCTTTATTACGTTAATAAACCAGCAATTACCGAACTTTGAACCTCTGGTGCCATTTGTTTTTCGGCCCCTGAGAAAGTCAAGGTATATCCACTACGATCTCCTTGGGCCGTACCGGTTGCACCGTTACCACCTGAGACCATCATCGAGTTCAAACGACCTAAATACCAGTACTTTCCATTTGCATCGCCCACAATTACTTTTAAGTTATTTTGTGCTAACAAAAGGATTTCGTTTCTTGTATTCGCTTGTAATTTATTTAAGATAATTGATAATTCTTGTGCGTAGAATACCGTTCCATTCTGCTGATTTGCGTTGATTGTTTCAGTCAATGATGAAGTGCCAGGCACCAATTCATATTTTCTGAAAACCTTCGATGCTGCTTTTGTAATCGCAGTCAATGTACCTCCACCGGAAGCCTCCGTAACACCGGTCACGTTTTGAGCCTCAATGAAATATACTTCGGTAATTCCGCCGAAGCTATCACGGCAATCCAATGCGTAAGATTGGGTTAATGCACAAGATGATAAAGCCATAGTATTAAAATTTAAATTGTTAAAATAAGGGGAGTGCAAACCAATGCAATCTCCCCGAACTTATTGGTAAGAATTAAGCTAAGATAAAATCAACTATTTCCGCTGGAAAAGCAAAGTTTACACCGTACTTGAACTCAGAAACGAAACGAACTTGATCAGCCTCTTTAGCGTAGAACAATTCAAATTTCTCCTCCTCGTTTAACAAATCAACTCCTAAGAATAAGTTTGAAATGCGAGAAGCATATAATTTGTTTGTACCGTTCAAACCTTGCAAAGCAATTACCTTGATAGTTGTACCTGGAAGGATAAATTCAGCATCTGCCTTAGTATCGATATTGTAAGCGAATAAGTTCGCGTTCTTTAATGCGATAGTGTAAAGACGGAAAGTGTCCATTCCAACGAAGATTGCTATATCATCTTTTGCAACTACCTCAGCAGGAATTGCACGGTAGATTGAATCGATTACTGCAATTACGTTTGAAGTTGTGATACCGGCAGAAGCAGCCAAAGGAGTTCCGTAGAAACCTGATGCGTTTGCATGGATTACCGAAGCAGAAGCCGCAGCGATTAACTTAACAAAACCGTCAAACTTGTTTAAGTTAGCAGTACCGGAGCCGGTATCTCCTTGCCAAGTTGCAACCTCTAAAGCCGCAGCAATCTTATCCGCTTTGCGTTGTGCAAATTCAGCAGCGAAGATAGTTGAATCATAACGTGATCCGGCCGGCAATGCTTGTTGCAAATACTTTGCTTGTAAATCTTTAGGACATAAAGCCTCGTTTACTTTAATTTTACCAACCGTGATTGTACGTTGTGTGAACGTAGTTGTACCCGATGCAGTAAATCCGCAAGATGCACCATCTTGAAATACTGAATCAGTATCCATAATGTTGATGGTCTCCGCAGACTTAACACCAACCATAACATTTCCTTGAGACTTAATCAAGGTTGCAGTCTTGGAACCCAAAACTGAGGACACTACCAATTCTTGTGCGTTTTGGATAGTGTAATCCGATAAACTTGAAACTACAAATGACATATTTTTTTCTTTTAAATTATTTTAATGTTTTTACTCTTTCTAAAAATCGGGCCACCTTGTCCTCCTTCTTTTCTACCAAAGCAAACTTATTCTTTGGTGCTTGGATTGGCTCTGATGATGGCATTTTTGAAATCAATTCCAAAGCATTGATAACCTCTGAAAAACCTTGTGAAAATTTAGTATTGATGGCATCTAATTGGGCTTTCAATTCTTGATTCTCAGTTTTCAAATAATCAATCTCCGCTTGTACTGATTCAAATTTGTCGGAATCCATTTCGGCTGGTGCCGGTGCCTCCTCTGCTGTTGGTGCTTCGGCTTTTGGTGTTTCAAGACCTTCAACCTTACCACTCGCAACCGTGATCATAGTTCCATCGGCCAATTCATATTCTCCATCGGGAGCCATTGCCGTGTTACCGTTCGCATCCATTAGCATAGCATCTGCACCAATCTCTAAAGCTGACAATTCAATTTTGCTTCCATCCTTTAAATCGTAGGTTGCAAATGTCAACTCCGTTGCTGGTTCAGTCGCTATCTCAGTCGTTGGTTGGCCTTCATTCTCGGCCAACAAGACTTTAATCTTTTCAATTGCTTCTGAAAAATTCATTTATAAAATTTATATGTTTGATAATAAATAATTTTTTAGGCTTTCTTTATCGTTTAAATTTCTACGCCTTGTAAAACCTTAACGATTTGATTCCAAATTTGCTCATCCTTTGACATCTCTTGCTTTTCTTTTTTATAGTTGAACAATCCTTCCACCGAAAAGCCTTTGAACTCTCCTGACTTTACTTTGCCCCATACCGAATCGTTCTCCACTAAGAATGAACCAAGCCACGAACCTTGTGGCACATCTTCAAATCCTTTCATTGATGCTATTCCTCTTGAATCGTCCACAATCCAACTTTCAAACATTGTAACCCCATCAACTGCCTGGTTATTATCGTGCATCAAATTGACATTTGATTGATAACCTTTTTTAAAAAACTTTTGAGCAATTTTCTCAATAGTATCCTTTGTGAACATTACATAATATTCGCCATTTTCATCGTTTCGATAGATTGGTGTATCTGCAAGCATTAATGGCCCCGAAACAATCCGTCTTTCCTCGTTCTGAATAACAAAATTTGTGCGATTCTCATTAAACCGAAGGAAATTTCTTTCGATTGCTGGTTTATCAACCAATGCCACAAAGTCAACTTCCGACAAATCGTTTAAATCATCGCTTATTTCTAACTGATAAACTGGTAATTCCATATTTTTATTTTTTTATTTCAAATTCATTTGTATATTTGTAGGCCTTTAACAATCAAAGAATTAGGGTCAAAGGTCTCGTCCAATGATCCTAATTTTGTTTTATATCCTTGCTGCGTTTTCTATTCTTGAAATTCTTTTAGTCACTCCACTAATATCTGATTCAACTACATAGGCCCTAGCCACTACATTTGAAATAGTATTGAGGCTTTGTTGATCTAATCGTGTCGCTTGCGGTGCAGTATATGATGGAGAAATTGGTGCTGAACCTCCACTTGATAAACTTGGTGCCGATGTACTAATGTTTCCAGAATCTGCATTTCTAATTTGATTAATTGCATTTATTCCGGCTGCAATTGATGATGCTACTGATAAACCCGCTTGAATATAATTGAATGCAACAAATGGTTGTCCACCCGTTAATGGCGATGCTACCAAAGCCTCAGCATTTGCAACTTGTGTATTTTGAACAATTTTAGCAATGGCAGCCGCTTGTTCTATAATAACACCAGCAATTGCAATTTCTTTATTTCCATTTGCAATTTGTCTTAATAAAGAACCCAAACTTTGGGCAATTTCTATTTCCTTATCTGCTTTGGTTTTTTTATACTTTATTTTGGCATCTTCAAATGCTTTGGTAGTATTAAAAACTTTTTGATCTATATTAAATAATATATCAGCATACTTCTTTTTAATTTGAAGTTTTTTAATCTCAGCATCTTCGGTATTTTCTACTGCTTTTAATTCTAAATCTTTTTGCTCTAAATATCGTTCTTTTGTTAATTCAAGTCGAACAATATCTTGATCATAATCATATTGTTTAATATCATTTGACCTTTCTAACGTATCAATTTCAGTTTGTAATTCGTCGTATCTTAATTGATTTTTTTCTTCTGTTAATTTTTTAAAATTGTCAAATTGGGTTGCTCCTTCTTTTTGTAAATTATCGTTGAATTTATTATCTGCTTCTTCTTGTTCTTTTTTCCGTTTATCGTTTGCTATTTTTTGTTGTTCTAACTGGAATTTTTTATAGCTTGCATCTAAAACTAATAATTCATTTTGCTTTTTGATTAATTCATTTTTTTCATCTTTGTTTAAACCAGCAACTGTTTTAGTTTTATTTTCTAAATTGGCAATTTCTTTATTTAC